AGCGACAACTCACGCATCAACATCGCACTTTATCACGGCTCCGTGTCTGGCGTCAAAACTGACACCGGCTGGGTTATGACTCACGGCGATCATGACATTGGTGTTTTTGCTGGTCACGACTACGCACTACTCGGAGACATTCATAAGACCAATCAAATTCTTGATACGGAGGGCCGCGTGAGGTATTGCGGCAGTACCGTTCAGCAGAATCACGGCGAGACAAATGACAAGGGATTTTTGATTTGGGAAATTGAAGACAAGAACGAATTTCGCGTGAGTCACCATGTTTTGCTTAATCCGAAACCATTCGTAACAATCGAACTCACACCAAAGGGGCGAATGCCAAAGGGCACCAAAGTCCCCTCCACTGCGCGTTTGCGGCTTGTGAGCAACAATAACTTGCCACTTGATGTTATGCGTAAGGCCGTGGAGGTTGCCAAGCATCGCTTCAAGCCCGAGAGCATTACGTTTCTGAATCGTGCCGCCGGTGAACGAGGAACTGTTGAGATCGGCGCAGGCTTCAAGGTTGAGAACCTGCGAGACAAAGGAGTTCAGGAAAATCTCATTCGTGAGTATCTCACTGATTATGAACCAACAGAGGAGATGCTCCAACGCGTCTTCGAACTTAACCGTAAATATAATTCACAAATCGAAGAGACAGAGGAGGTGGCCCGCAATGTTAATTGGAACATTAACAAGTTTGAGTGGGACAACCTGTTTAACTACGGGGAAGACAACAGTGTGGACTTCAGCAATCTTAACGGCATTGTGGGTATTTTCGGAAAGAATTATTCCGGAAAGTCTAGTATTATTGACGGGCTTTTATATACGATGTTCAATACTACATCCAAGAACGAACGCAAAAACTACAATATTATTAATCAAAACAAAAAGGATTGCCGCGGCCTCATAGAACTTCAAGTTGATGATAAGATCTATACTATTGAGCGTGATTCAACCAAGTATGTCAAGAAGCTCAAAGGAGAGGTTACCAACGAGGCTCGTACAAATTTAGAGTTTAGTGGTTTTGATCCTGTTGTGGGCGACGTGACAAGTTTGAATGGCACCACACGGAATCAGACGGACGCCCATATTCGTAAACGATTTGGAACAGTAGAAGACTTTCTTCTCACTTCGATGTCCAGCCAGCTCGATAGCTTGTCGTTCATCAAAGAGGGTTCAACGCGTCGTAAAGAAATTTTGGCTAAGTTCTTAGATTTAGACATTTTTGAGAGAAAGTTTAGATTGGCTCACGAGGATAGTGCCGACCTAAAAGGGGTTATTCGACGCGTCGGAGACGTGAACTATGATAATGATATTGCTATAGCCGAGGTTCAGTGTGAAGAAGCCCGCAAAACGCTAGAGAGCGAAGTTGCCGCGTGTGCGACAGAAAGGCAAAAATTAGCTGATGCTCACTTAGAATACGCGGCACTCACCGAGCAGATTGAGTCGATCCCCGCCGAAAGGCTAGATATAAAGGCTCTTTTAGAACTGAAGAATACTTTGAACACCAAGATTGAAGACACTAATCTTAATATTGTTGAGCTAAAACAAGAGGTTGTAGGATACGATGAGAAGCTCAAAGAATATGATGACTTTCTTACAACGATTGATATTGAGGATCTTTTAGAAAAGAAGAAGCAATATGACAAATTCAAACAGAAGTATGAGGACACTGTAAATCGCGCGCGCCTTATGGATAATGAGTATAAGGGGCTCAATAAAAAGATAGAGCTGCTTGATGAGGTGCCATGCGGAGATCAGTTTCCAATGTGTCAGTTCATCAAAGACGCACACCTGGCCTCTGTTGAATTGCCTTCTCTAGAGGTAGATATTATTAGTGAAATAGAGGATGCCAAGACTTATAAAACAAAGACAGCTTCGGTGAACTCTGCTGAAATGATAACTCTTATTGACAATTATAACGCGACGATAATCCACAAGAATAATATTGAAATCGAAAAGCGGGACAACAAGGTCTCCATTGAGAAGCTGTACGCTAAGGTTAAGACCTACCGTTCGGATCTAGAAGCTACGCAGGAAAAGATAGATTTGTATGAAGAAAAGAAAGACTTGATAAAAAATATTGAGAGTCTACTCGCTTCGAGAGGGGCCGTACAAAGCACGATAGATGGCGCGAAAGAGAGCATTCAGGCCCTAGAGGACCTAATCAACGAACACCATCGACAGATTGGCTCTCTCGAACAAAAGGTGGAATCGCTCTACGAGAAGAAGAAAGAACTACACGATATCAGGGAGGAATATGCTTCTTATGATTTGTTCATGAGGTGTACCCATTCTAATGGAATTGCCTACGATATCATCAAAAAACGTCTTCCCGTTATCAACAGCGAGATAGCGAAGGTTCTTGCCAACATTGTAGATTTTGATATCTTCTTTCAGGAGGATGGAAGAAAGCTTAACATTCTTATTCGTCATCCCAAGCACGATCCGCGCCCAATTGAAATGGGATCCGGTGCCGAAAAGACTGTCGCGGCCATGGCCATTCGACTAGCGCTTCTCTCGGTTTCGTCGCTACCAAAGGGTAATATATTTATTCTAGATGAGCCCGGCACTGCCCTAGATGCTGAGAACATGGAGGGATTTATCCGAATCCTGCAACTCATCAAGATGTATTTCAAGACTGTGATTCTTATTTCTCACGTGGACTCTCTTAAAGATATAGTGGACGTAGAGATCACTATTGATAAAAAGGATGGTTATGCCCGAGTGGTTCATTGAGCCTACAACGGATAATCATAGTTATAAAGTTGTAAAAAATAGTGCCGTAGGGCATTTGTTTTGGCTTCCTCGTTCTTGGCGATGTACCAATGCCAATAGGTTCGGTTTGCCAACTCTTTGATAAGCCTCTCGGTGTTCTTTATATCCTGCTCCACCCAGTGAATGTGCCTTTCACTTTCAGTGTCTAATTCTATCCCTAGCTCAATCGCAAGAGTGTAAAGGACAAACCAATTTTCTCTATCAAATGCGTTTTTTGCTTTTTTGAATATTTTTTCATAACGCTCCACTTCTTGAGGAGAGAATCCTTTTGCCACAACTTTGTCCGGATGAGAGACCTCGGCAATGCGGCGAAATAGGGTTTTGAGTTCAGACGATTTCATTTTTACAGCCTCTATTTCTTTCTCTTCTTCGCTAGCCTCTTGAGCTTCGTGTTCACTAGGGGCTATCTCCGTCGACTCGGAAGTGTTTTGGTCGGTCTCTTCTTGTTTTTGTTCTTCGATTTTGGGTGCCGCAACGCCTCTTTTGAGATCTAGGTGTTGCGTAAGTTGAGTTTGAACATCGGGGGGCAATGCCTGAAAGAGTTCTGTAATGCGCTCTAGAAAAAGCTTTTGAGCCTCGATGCCAACTTCTTCGTGATATTCCAAGTCAGCCTGCATAAACTCGGCTTTTTTGAGGGTTTTTTTGAGTTGGTACTTAAGTTGTTTGGACATAGATCTGGTTACCAGTCTAATTAGAATGAAGGAGCCTAATATAATGAAACATCTATTGGATAAAGGTTTAGAGAAGTTAATTTCTCGCAAGCTACTTGCATGGGGTACCGCAACCGGGCTGCTGCTCTTTGCTGACCTAACCTCACCAGACTGGGTAATGATTACCTGCGTATACATTGGCGGCCAAACTGTAGTGGATACAGTTGCTCGCCTCAAAGGAATAAAATAGTGACACTTCTAAAAGCCAAGCTTATCGCAAAAAAAGCATGGCTCGGAGCCAAAAAGTTTTGGTGGGTTATTATTCTGGGCCTCTTGTTCGTTTGTGCAGCTCTAATCGGCGCTCTGACTCGCAATGGCGCGCTGTTAGCGGGAGTACTAGATTTACTAGACTCCAAGCGTGAGTCCCACAGGGCCGAGGTCGACGCCTTGACGCGAATTCATGACACAGAGATTGCTGAGAAGAATAAACGCTTAGAAGAACATCTCAAGCGCCGCGCCCAGTTAGAGGAAGAATTCAAAAAGCGCGGAGAGGAACTCGACGCAGAGAAAGAAGCAGAACTTAAAAGATTAGTTGATGAGGGCTATAATGATCCTGAGAAGCTAGCCCGAGATCTAGCTGACGCGTTTGGACTAAAATAATGTTGAGAAAAATACTATCACTTTATTTGGTGACATTTATGATAAGCCCCACAATAGTGTGGGCCAATGAACCGGAGCCTTCACCTGACTATGTGGTGCTGCCTGTAGAAGCTGGCGACATCGTTCCCTTTGATGGGGTGCTGCTATCGTTAGATGCGGCCGCAAAAATTATGACAGAGAAGAAATTCGAAGACGCCGAGTGCGATCTAAGGATTTCTTATGAGTTGCACATGCAAGAAGAGAGGTTTCTCCTTCAGTTAGACTATAAAGATATCGAGATCGCATCTTGGAAAGACAAATACGAATCGATGATGATTCTCAAGAGTGCCGAAAACGATCGGCTCTATGAGTTAGTAACAAAACAAAAGCCGAGCAGTGGCCCACTACTGGTGGCCCTAGGGTTTGGTATTGGAACGCTCACATCGTTGGGAATTTTTGCACTGTCAACGGAGATCGTTACACAATGAGTATACCAGAGGTAGATTCCAGACCGCGCCTCATTGCGTTTCTTAACAAATTCTTCAATAAAAGTGCGCAACTGTTGCCTTCGGGTTATGCTCCGTCGATGAGTCCTACTCCCCCAGCCACCTCGATTCAAAAGCTCATGAGAACAGTCGATGGTGTCACACCCAGTACTCCCGGCCACCCGGGCGGTTATCGCATGATGGTATCAGGCTACATTGTAGGGGTGTCATGCCAATTTAGCTGCACCGCCCACTCAAGTGACACCACGGTCCGAGCCACTGTGGTCCGGAATGGAAGTAACATCACGGACGCGTTTACGGAGCTGAATGTAACCGCCACTGGGGTTACGGGTTCTAGTGCAACTACAGGCAAGTACAGGTTCTTCGCCGACGATCTTTTGGAAGTTAGATTAAGTCACGCTTCGACTGGCATAACCACAGAGAACCATGCTTGTCTCATACGCATCGTAACTACCACAGAATAAATATGTCAACTAAAGACCCCAACTACATCGCTAAAATAGAGAAAGCCATCTCACAAAAGTATGGAGATAGTGCCACACTTAACCCTCGTCATGAGTGGGACGCCGAAAAAGAAAAAGAATACATTGCCCAATCACAAGAAGCGCGCCGCAAATTTCAGTCTCAAGGCGAAACCCAAGACAATGTTGAACAAGACGGATTTTTCATAAATCAAAAACTACTTAGTAGAGACCAAAATAGGACTTGTCCTGTTTGTGAAAAGTATTCTTTTCATCCACGTGATGATTTGTACATGAATAAATTCGAGGCTTGCTTCGGGTGTTTTAGTCGATACATCGATGGAAGAGAAGAACGCTGGATCAATGGTTGGAGACCTAACAAGGAAGAATAAGATGGCAACAGTATTAGAAATTATTCAAGGAATCGCACAAGCAGCAGCTAACGGAGCATGGGACGGCGCCCACTCTGCCGATCTTCAAGCCGATGGGAAAGCCCGAGACGCTGGTCTCAAGCGCCAGGATGGACACTTTATTAATGACCGCCGCGTGATGGATGGTTTTGGTGTTAAGTTTCACGGCCCTATTCTCCGCGTGACGTATCAGTCGGAAATTCGCATCAAAGACGTGAAAAAGAACGGCTTCGAAAACGACGTTGAATCTCAGATTGCTGAAGTTGTTAAGTTTCTCAAGAAAGAATATAAAGCTATTACGGGTGACACTCTGACGCTCACAAAAGAGGGAGATGCTCACATTCTGGTTCAACGGATCTCTAATTATCGCACCGACTGCCAGGCCCATTGTGACTATCGCATTGGGGGCCTAACCGATGTGGTGGATGTGAATGAGGGCACTGACGAGGAACGACTGGATAAGGCCGTACGCGATTGGCTCTCTTTAGGCCCCAAGGGTCGACCCAAGAATGACACTCGCAAAGGTAAGTAACGTATGTTATGGCGAACGCCCTTACTAAACAAGAGATTTTAAAAGAGATAGTGAAAGCCGGCAAAGACCCGGTATATTTTACAACAAATTATTGCCGCATATCCCACCCTCAACGGGGGCTAATCCCCTTTCAGGCGTATGATTATCAGCGTCAGCTGCTGAAAGATTTTAACGACTATCGTTTCAACATAATCCTCAAGGCTCGACAGTTGGGAATCTCCACCATTTCGGCGGCCTATATCGCATGGCTTATGCTTTTCCATCGCGATAAGAATATTCTAGTGGTGGCCACAAAACTGCAAACAGCTACAAATCTGGTTAAAAAAGTAAAAGCAATCATCAAGAATCTGCCGGCTTGGATGAGAATCGCAGATATTGAAATAGATAACCGTACCTCCTTCGAGCTAAAGAACGGATCCCAGATAAAAGGATCCTCTACCTCGGGTGACGCCGGTCGTTCTGAGGCCCTTTCTTTGTTGGTGATTGATGAGGCTGCTCACGTTGAAAAACTAGATGAGCTTTGGACTGCGCTGTATCCCACCCTGTCTACTGGTGGTCGTTGCATTGCTCTCTCTACTCCCAACGGGGTAGGCAACTGGTTCCATCAGAACTGTGTTGAGGCCGAAGCTGGCACTAATGCATTTAAGATGACCACTTTGATGTGGGACGTCCACCCCGACCGTAACAAGACATGGTTTGAAAAAGAAACCAAAAATATGTCCAAGCGGCAGATTGCTCAAGAGCTTGAATGCAACTTCAATGTTTCCGGAGAGACGGTGGTTCATCCGGACGATATTCAGTGGTATTTAGAACGAGCCATCACCCCAGAATACCGCACCGGTTTTGATAGAAATTATTGGATCTGGAAGAAGCATGATCCTGAAAAGACTCATTTGGTGGTGGCGGATGTGGCGCGGGGCGACGGTAAGGATAATAGTGCTTTTCATGTTTTTGAACTAGAAAGCATGGAGGTGGTGGCGGAGTATGTTGGTAAACCCACTCCCGACGACTTCGCTGACATTTTGGCTACTGTCTGCGCTGAGTACGGCAATCCTATGTTGGTGATAGAAAACAACAATATTGGCTTCGCAGTACTTAAAAAACTACAAGATACAGGGTATCCTAATCTATATTACTCCGCCAAGGGAAACCATGCATATGTGGACCCCATAAGTGCGCAGTGGCAGTCTAACGTGATACCTGGGTTTACCACTTCTTCTAAAACTCGGCCCTTGATTGTGGCGAAGATGGAAGAGTTTATGAGAAATAAACTAATTAAAATTAACTCGAATCGCTTGCTTTCTGAAATGAAAACGTTTATTTGGAAGGGTGGAAGACCACAGGCGATGAGAAGTTATAACGACGATTTGGTCATGTCATTTGCGATAGGGTGTTGGGTGAGGGATACAGTGATTGTGGAAAGCCAGAAGGGAATTGAATACAGCAAAGAGTTTCTTTCTGCTATTTCTACATCTAAAACTAATATTTCCACCACCATTAAGGGAATGCACGGTCACAAAAGCACAAAGGAAGCTCAGCGGAGCGCTCAAGCGGAAAAGTTTACTGACGAATATTTCGCTTTATTAAAGGGATAAATTATGGCCAACAATACACGCAACACTAGAAATAATGCATCTCCCCTCTTTAAGCGCCTCACGAGGCTGCTCTCAGGACCTATTGTTAATTTCCGCGCACAACAAGCTCGACAGGAGCAACGCGGCAATTTAGACAAGTATCGCTACCGCTTCCGCTCGATGAGCGGCCAAGAGTTCAAGCGCGCTGATAACAATATGTCGCAGAACTATAACCTGTTTACTTCTGCTGCTTTCCGTAATCAGAACCGCGCCGAACGCTATGTAGACTTCGAGCAGATGGAATACATGCCAGAGATCGCTTCTGCGCTTGATATCTATGCGGATGAGATGACTACCTCAAATGAATATGACAAGATGTTAAACATCAGTTGCATGAACTTAGAAATCAAAACTATTCTCAATTCGTTGTTTTATGAGGTCTTGAATCTAGATTTTAATGCATTTGGCTGGGCTCGCTCCATGTGTAAGTATGGAGATTTCTTCTTGTATTTAGATATTGATGAAAAAATGGGAGTGACTTCGGTTATTGGACTCCCGAATAACGAGGTCGAGCGCCTGGAAGGCCAGGACTCTTCCAATCCTAATTATGTTCAGTACCAGTGGAATGGTGCCGGAATGACCTTCGAGAACTGGCAGGTTGCTCATTTTCGTATTTTAGGTAACGATCGCCATGCGCCTTACGGTACATCCGTCCTTGATCCCGCTCGTCGCATTTGGCGTCAGGTGGTGCTCTTAGAGGACGCCATGATTGCTTATCGTGTTGTACGTGCCCCTGAACGTCGCATTTTCAAAATTGATGTAGGAAATATTCCTCCTCAAGATGTGGCTCAGTATATGGAAAAAGTTAAAACCGAGATGAAGCGCAACCAGCTTGTGGACGCCACCACTGGCCGGGTCGACCTTCGCTACAACCCGCTTTCTTTGGAAGAGGATTACTTTATTCCAATGCGAGGCGGAGTTGGTTCCGACATCACTTCTCTGCCGGGCGCAAAGTCTTTGGATGATATTGAGGATGTTAAGTACATGCGCGACAAGATGTTCGCAGCTATCAAAATCCCCCAGTCTTATTTGACGAACCTAGAGGGCGACACCGAAGACAAGACCACCTTGGCTCAGAAAGACATTCGGTTTTCCCGAACTATCCAGCGCCTTCAGCGTTCGATTATCAGTGAGTTGGAGAAAATTGCAGTGGTCCATCTTTATACTTTGGGCTTCCGGGGCGAGGATCTTCTTAGTTTTGATCTTACCCTCAATAACCCCTCTCGCCTAGCTGAGCTGCAGCAATTAGAATATCTGCGAACGAAGTTTGACACGGCCAACGCTATTCCGGAAGGTACCTACAGCAAGCGTTGGGTTGCTCAGAATATTCTGGGCCTCTCTGATGATGAGTATCTTCGCAATCAGCGTGAGACCTTCCATGATCGCAAGTACCAACAGGCTCTTGAGGCTGTTACCGAACAGGGCGCCGAAGAGGCTTTGGGTGGCGATCTTGGGGGAGATATGGGAGGAGGCGACTTAGGGGGAGACTTTGGCGGCGATGACCTCGGAGGCGATGACCTCGGCGGCGACGATCTCGGTGGCGACGATCTCGGTGGTGGAGATGACTCTCCTCTTTTGACAGCCCCCGGCCGGCGCGAGGATATGATGGAAGCAGATGACGTACATCATTATGAAAAGAGTTCATATCGAACAGTGCAGAAGCGCGGCGGAGATCGCCGACGCCACGACCGCTCGGGCCCGACTAGTCGAAACATTAAAAACACCGCTATCCCCGAAGCACCGCGCCTGGGGTCTGAACGAGCACGTAGCCCTGGGCGAGTGAGAGTCAAGGACTTGGGAATCGGAAAAACAGATTTCAAATCTCTAGTTGGACTGGAAGAGCAAAAGAGTTCTATTTATACTAGCGCAGAAACAACTTTGATCGAGGATACCAGGAAGGTCCGACGTCTTGTGGAACAACTAGAGAGCACAGAGGTAGAGACAGATGAAGCATAACAAAAAGAGAAATACAGCTTTTATTTATGAAACTTTGACGCGAGAGCTAACAAAAGCTATTGTTGAGAAGAATTTGCCTCGCAAAAAGGTTATCATAGGAATTCTAAAGGAGCACCTAGGAAAAGAGACAGTCTTGGGACAAGAACTGGCCCTGTATCGAGTACTCTTAGAGACCACAAATCTCCAGGACAGGGTAGCATCGAGACTTCTCGAAGAGACCAAAAAGGGTTATGCCGAACTGAATGAGGGGGCGGTTTTCGACGCCCAGTCTCGCCTGATCGCAGCTATCAATAAGAGCCTAGGCCAAGAAGTATGGAGCACTTTTGTCCCCAACTTTAAATCCTTGGCATCGGTAAATGGTATTTTTAGCAAGAAGACGGCTATCAAAAAGCGCGTTTTATTTGAGCAAGCCATTGTGGACCGTATGAGTCGACCCACCGAAACCCTCTCTGAAACTCTGCAGCCTATTGATAATCTCACTTATCACTCTTTCATCAAAAAGTTTAATACCAAATATAGCAGCCTTCTTCAAGAGCAGCAGGACCTGTTGACTCATTATGTTACGAGCTTTGCTGATGACGGATTGGAAATGCGAGTGTATCTTAACGAGGAGATTGGCCGGCTCAAGGAGGTCCTGGCCACTGCTACAGACGAAGCTATTGAGCCCCTCGTGGCCCAGAAGGTGAAGGAAGTGCAAGAATATCTGGAGGGATTTCGGAAGCGGGAATTCATCGAAAAAGATCTTAGTAAGGTGCTAAAAGTTCAATCCTTAGCCAAGGAATTGGTGACCCATGATTAAAATTAAGATCGGAGGCCCTCAAGCTACTTTAGAAATTAATGCTCGCAAGGCCCTAGATGGGTCGTTGCTTATTATGGATCATAAAAAGATTGATATTGCCGTGATGCCCGACCAGATGAAGGTTGTTACTTTTCCTAAAACCACTTCAACCGAAGATGTTTACGATTACCAAAATCGCCTTTTAGAGCTTTTATCCGATAAAGGGGTTATGGATCGGGGAAGCATCCAGGGCGGCAATGTGTTTCGTTCACTTGAGGGGGAGATCTTTCCTAATGAGCAGGTGAACTCATTACAGGCAGCGGTATATGTGATTGGGGAGTGGCTGGTAAAAGAGGCCCAACAAGAAAAGATTGCCGACGATTATGAGAAAGAGTTAGAAGATATGTACACTCATCCTGATGATCGGGACTCTACCGAGTACGGCGAAGTACCACAGCATGCAGAGAAAGGCTCGATGCGACCGGGTTACTACTACTATCCGCTCCGCAATCGTTACTAGAATATGGAACTATTACATTTTGTACTTGCCGCTTACGGCATGACATTTATTATTATACACGGACACATCTTTAATAAGATACGGCCACCTTGCAAATCAATGTGGGGGTTTGGCCGTTTATTCCACTGCCATTTGTGCATGGGATTTTGGGTAGGCGTGTTTCTGTGGGGCATAAGTCCATATACGGAACTATTTAGCTTTAGCAATCAGCCCATGACGGCGTTTATGTGCGGTTGCATTAGTGCTGGAACCTCATACTTCTTGAGTATGTTGGTCGAGGATTACGGGATCCGAGTGGTCCACAAAGGAGGTGAGCAATCATGAAAAAATGGATGATCCAACCAGTTCGACGATGCTGCTCGGGCAGTTGACTACTTTAGAGGAATAAACAATGGCACAACTTCTCCGAGAATTTTATGAACTATGCGAAGGCGGCGTCTGTCAGGATTTGCTGACGGAGGCCGAGAAGGCCTTTGTGCGCAATGGCGGCATGATGCTCACCGGTAAATTACAAGAGTCAGATGTCCAAAATGGTAATGGTCGCGTTTATCCCCGTAACATCATGGAACGTGAGGTAAAAAAATATGCAGCCATTGTAGAAGATAACCGGGCCTTAGGAGAGTTAGACCATCCCGACTCCTCTATTATTAACTTGGCGAACGTCTCTCACATGATTACTGAAGTGTGGATGGACGGCCCAGCCGTGATGGGTAAGGCCAAAGTGCTCAACACGCCTTCGGGGCAGATTTTGCGGGCCCTGGTGGAATCGGGAGTGAAGATTGGAATCTCGTCTCGGGGAATGGGATCCGTGAGCGAACAAATGGGGAAGACGATAGTTGAAGACGACTTTCAGCTTATCTGCTTTGATATTGTTTCCGAGCCATCTACCCCTAATGCATTTATGGGTCTCTCGGAGAATCGGCTCATGAACGAACAGATCAAAAAGAATAATAAGGTTCTTAACTTAATTGACAGCATATTAGAGGACTAGTTGTGAGAATAAGTCGGCACGAGCTAGAGACCCTCATCAAAGAAGAACTCCAACAATATCCAGCCGACGAGATGGCGGCCATTACAGGCCTGATTTTTCGTTTAGCTGATGAGGCTGGGGTTAGTACAACTCCTGATGAGCGCGAGGCCATCATTGATGAAATTAACTCCTTATTGGGCGAGAAGGGCTTTAGTTTATATGAACAATATATGACTGGCTCGGAGCTGGTTCTTAATATCACCCCCTCTAGTGCTCCTCTCCTTCATGCCTTATCCTTTGAAATTGAAGCGCAGCGCCCGGGTTCAATTATGGACATATATCGTGCCTTTCGACATGGTGGCATTTTGGCCGCATATGCCGGTGCGCCAACCACCGACGACGACGATGACCTTGATGATGAAGACGAAGACGGCACCGAGACTATTGTTGTGCCGCCTGTTGAGCCTCCTGACGATGAAGATGAAGACGGCACCGAGACTATCGTAGTTCCTCCTGTCGACCCCCCTGACGATGAAGAGGAAGAAGATTCCTTTGAAAATCCCTGGAAGTTCAAGTGGTTCTGGGAAGAGGGCGCCCTCGATGATCTAGAAGATGACAGAGAAGACTCAGAAGTTGTTCGAAACCTTATGTCTGTCCCCTCCGGGAAGGACATTACTATCGCAACCCTGGTTGGGCTAGCCGGCGCAGCAGGACTCTTCGCCCTGTGGAAGTATCTGTTTGGTGTTGAAGACGACGCAGACCTTCCACCGGGACTGGCTCAATCTGTTGCCGAGCAGGCGGAAGAACTCGAAACCCTCAGTGGCATAGACGTCCAGGACCCTGAAACCATAGTGAGCGTCATCAAGTGGGTTCTTTCCCTGACTCTGGATGAAGGGCAAATGGAGTGGGTCAATCGCATCGACCCCCTTATTCGGATGCTCTCCCAACAAGACATCACACCGGAAGCATTATCTTCTTTGTTGGATGACGTTCCGGGAATTGAATTGATAGACAAGCTTCCAGGCGGCCGCGAAAAGGTTGTCGAAGTGATGATGGATAAATGGGAGGGCATGTCCGCCCAAGAGCGCATTGATCTGATTCTTATGCTTGCTCCGGAAGAATATCTGGAGATGCTGGATCAAATCCTCAAAGCGTCGCCCCGGATGAGTGAAATCCCAGGTATGGATTTCCCTGGGGTAAAGGCGGGACTAAAGGATTGGCTAAATAAGGAATACAGGATGGACGAGTTTCAAGTCTTTGACCCCCCCGTGTGGGCTTTTTTGCTCCTCGCAGGAGGCAGGCTAGGATTACTCGACCCAGGGCAAGCTATGAGACTGTGGGACCTAATCAATCAGGTTGACGTTTCTTTAGAGGAAAGCAAAGAAGATGGCAAGGTTAAGCGCGGTATGAAGCTCATGAAGATGCTTCTGCAAGAACAACAACTAAACAGAATGAAAGTATTAGCAGGTGTAAGATGAAAAGGTCAGAACTAAAGAAAATATTGAAGCCCTTGGTGCACGAATGCATCAAAGAGTCCTTGATGGAAGATGGATTAATCTCTGGCATAATTGCCGAAGTGGTAAAAGGAATGAGAACCCCTGAGCCCCTTGTAGAGACGGCTCCCCCCAAGGCGGACCCGATCAAAGAGCGCATGCGCCGTAACGCTTTTGACACGGAGCAGAGCAGCAAGCTTCAAGAGCACAAGAAAAAGCTTCGAGCTGCCATTGGAGGAGCTTATAATGGTGTTGACTTGTTCGAGGGCACGACTCCCGCGCCCGCCCAAGGATCTCCCCAACAGCAGGCCAATCCTATGGCCGGCCACGCGCCTAACGACGCCGGCGTAGATATCACCAACTTGTTTGGTTCAGTGGGGCGCCACTGGAATGCACACATGAATGAAGTAAAAGAAGGAAAGTAGGTGAACAGTGGCAACTAATGTTAAGGTAAGTTTGCGAAGAGGAGAAACCGGGGAGCGACTCATTCGGCGCTTCATTAAGAAGTGCAAAAGAGAAAAAGTAGTAGAACTTTATCGTGCGCGAACCGACCACTATATCAAGCCCTCAGTCCGAAAGAAATTGAAAAGCGAGAAGGCTAGGCGCGCAGCCGAGAAGCTGCAAAGAAAAAGACAAAGGAAAATGTTTAGATAAACATCAAGTTCGGTGCTATTTAATAAGACGGAGATTAGAATATGGCAAGCTACAATTACACCCCCGGACTTGGAAACGCCGCCTCTTACCAGGCCTCAGGCAAACCATTCACTACTGGAAGCATTCGAGGCGCCAACGGCGCAGTGGTGGAGATCATCTTTCCCGCTGTTACGAGCTGGGTTCAGATCACCAAGCCATCGGGTGGTTTTTGCAATGTTGCGTGGTCGGCAGCTGGTTTGAATAGCGGGGGCACCGGTACCAACAACTTTTTTCAACTGAGTTCGTCAGTCACCGCACTGACCAACACACAATCGCGCGTGTTGGATGTCAAAGTTACTCGGATATATTTGAGTGGGAGCACGGACATAGGTCCGATTGGCGTCTCCATTAATGCCGGGCTTACGGGAATCCCCCCAGGACAGCTAGACACTGTATCGGGAAGCGTGGTTGCGCTTGGCGGTAATGGTATCCAAGGACCGAGCTGGTCCGGTTCGGCCGGCGTCGGCTAACAGGGAGGACCACGCGCAGTGCCGCTACAGTACAATGGATGGGCTTATGTCAGTTGCTCAGCAGAAACACCCTCAGGCGCTGATAGCGCTAAGGGTCCTACTGGGTCTGTACAGTTTCATTCGGGGTCGGCGGTCCCTGGCGGCAGTGGTCTAAGCGGATCATCAAATCTTCTCTATCTCACTTCTTCTTCTGAATTAGTCCTCACCGGAAACTTCCTTGTTAACGGTGACATTACTGCCCGTAATTTTGATGTTATCAATCACACTATCAGCTTTCTATCTTCTAGTGGAGATTCTAAGTTTGGCGATACTAACGAAGACTGGCATACATTTACTGGAAGTATTGCTGTCAAACGCATCGGCGTCGCAGGCAATGCATATACTCTTACATCCTCTGGGGGCATGAACCCGGCCCCTCGCGTGGGTATTGGAGTTACAAATCCTTATGCTGCGCTCACCGTTAGTGGCTCCCAAGCAGTAAATTATAAGAGTACCAATACCGACTATTCGGTTACATCAGACGATTATTTTGTGGTTGTGAGCGTCGCTGCTAAAACATCGGTTACGTTGGAAGCCGCCACGGATGCCGGTCGTGGTCGCGTGGTGGTGGTGAAAGCAGGTACAGCTGCCCCTGACTTGACAGTGAGCGCCTCCGGCGCCGACACTATTGATGGGGACTCTTGGCAAAAACTTTTTTCTGACCATGCTTCAGAGACGTATGTGTGCGATGGCGTGAGTGCATGGTATATAATTTAAGTAAGAGTTATGAGAATAGATGGCATACAATGTACTAACCGGAACGCTCAGGGGATTAGAATCCTCTAGTATTTCCCTTACCGGTACCTTTATGGGGGATGGGTCGGACCTTTCATTTCCCTATTCTCAAGTTCCCGAATATGTTGTGGCTCCTGACGATAATCGTCTTATTACGTTTACAACCACTACCGGCAAAACCCTTCGAGGCGAGGCCCACCTAACTTTCGACGGCTCCAGTCTCTCGATTCTCAGCGGCGCCACTACTAAGATTAGTTTTGATAATAGTGGTAATATTTCTGCCAGCGCCAATATGTCGGCATCGTATTTTTATGGCGATGGTCGTTATCTCACTGGAATCACTGCTAGTGGCGGCGGGGGCTCCGCTAGTGCCAAAGGACCCATTGGATCCCTTCAGTTTCAAAGCGGTTCTGGCACGATTAGTGGAAGTTCGGCCCTTCTTTTTTTGACAGGAAGTGGAGTTCTGGTACTCACCGGAGGCCTGAGCGCATCTGTTAATATTTCTGCTTCGGCTTTCTATGGCGACGGTTCGAACCTTACTGGAATAACGGCTAGTGCTACTGCGGTGGCGGATGGTCCCATTGGTTCTTTGCAGTTTAGGGAAAATGTTGGAGGAGAAGTGAGCGGCTCCGCTGCGATTCTTTATGACTTTTCGACCGACCGCCTTACTTTGCGTTCGGGTCTTGTGTTGGCTCGTACTGCCGTTACTACGCACCATACTGCGGCAACAAATGAATACTTTTTAGGAGTTCGGACTTCTTCCGTGGAAATATTGTTCGATGCCACTCAGTGCTACAACGGACAAGTCTTTGTAATCAAAGATGAAATTGGGTCCGCGAGCCTAGGGACACCTATCACGTTGCGACCGTCGGCCAGTCAAACTATTGATAATGGGACAACTGCTAGTATCAATTCTCCCTTTGGTGCTGCGAACTTATACACCGATGGCACAAATTGGTTCGTTTATTAGTCGTCGTTGCCGAGTAAAATTTATTAAATATTTGAGTGAATAAAGAGACTGATTAGACGTCGAAGGACTACATGTTATAGAAGACGATCGTAAGCATAATTTTTCTCTCACTCCTCCCTCGGTTGGTACGTTTCCTTGAGACCCTTATTCCATTTACATTTACACGTTTTCGCCATAATCTTTAGGAGGATTTAAAAATGGCATATAAATTCCAGAAGGGGCACGCGGACATGTCCGGTTCCCTGACTCAATTAGGAGCGATTATCGTATCTGGTACTCTCTCCGCCTCGGCCGCAATTGACGGTGCGAGTCTTAAAATCGGCACAACTGAAGTTATTAGTTCTGCCCGCGAGTTGAAGAACATCGCAACAATCGATGCTGGTAGTCAGCAGGTCATTGAAGACTATATGATTTCGCTTGACAATCTTACTTCGGCTGGTGCCACAGGTGTCGATCTCGACGTCCAAGGCCCACTCGATCTGATCGAAGGCCTCAAGCAGAACGGCACGATCGTTCTCACCGATGCTGGCGCATTGCAGAATCTTGTAAGCGTCTCGGCTTCGTCCGATATCGCTGGTGGGCAGCTCAATGTTCGTGGTGCTGTCTCGGGTGCTATTGCTACAGCAACCTACATGACCGCTTCCGGTCACGTGTCTGCTTCGCAGTTCTTTGGTAACGGCGCTGGCCTCAAGGGCATTAGCTCTGATAATGTTGATACGGTTGGATCAACTGCGGATCAAACGTTTTACGTACCCTTTGTCACCGGATCTGGTGATGCGGATGGTACGATCCTGTACATTCAGGACTCGATGCAGCTGAACCCGAGCGATGACTCGGTTGTTGTGCTTGGTGCACTCCAGGGTGGTAGTCTCAAGGCTGCTAACCTGAACGCTGGTCACCTTCCTCTAATCGGCGCCAATGGCCTTATTGAAGAGAACGCCTTGTTTCAGTACAGCGACACGCGTACCGGACCCGCCCCGAACGTAACTATTTTTGTTAGCTCTTCGGCTTCAGGTTCAGCCGCGCTCGGTGATGGAGTTATCTTCGTCGCTGACGAAGCAGACAACGATGTCTTTGTGGCGACGTCGGGCTCGCTGGAGTTCTACCCGGCGCCTGGAAGCATCCCAACCCAGAAGTTGGCAGTTGAGAAGAATGAATTCGGGTTCTACGAGGCGGCCAGCTCCAAGGGCCTAGTTGTAGATCTGGCGAGCAGCGAAGTCGCGATACTTCCGAATACTTTGCTCCTGGCCAATGGCCCTGCTGAGTTCAACGGTACCGCTGACTTCAACGATACGATTTTCTCGAACTCGAAGCTGCGCGCAGAAGGAGAGATTAGTGGTTCCGCCAACCTCATCACGAGTGGCACCGCGGATCTCCGTGGCGATGTCAAACTTGGTTTTAGCGGTGTTGGTACTGAAGTTCGCGGTGATATGACCGTGCAGCAGTTCGCCCAGTTCAACGGTACGCTCAAGACGAATGACAAGCTGTGGGCCACTGACATGATCAGTGGTTCCGCCGGGTTATCCCTGAGTGGTGCTGTCAATCTCCAGGGTGATGTCAAGCTTGGTCTTGCTGGTGTTGGTACTGAAGTTCGCGGTGATATGACCGTCCAGCAGCAGGCCGACTTCAACGCTCAGCTCAACTCGAATAACAAGTTGGTAGCCACTGGTATGATTAGTGGTTCCGCCGGGTTAGCCCTGAGTGGTGCTGTCAATCTCCAGGGTGATGTCAAGCTTGGTCTTGCCGGTGTTGGTACTGAAGTTCGCGGCGACATGAGCGTCCAGCAGAATGCCACCTTCCAGGATAGTGTTACCATCCAGAATAGCAAGTACCTCACCCTGAACGGAGGTAGCTCGCATATCTTCTTGAATGGTGTTAACTGCTTGATCACTGGTTCGGGTGGTATTTCCTTGAGTAGTTCCCTTAACATGGGTGGCAACGCTACCTTCGGTGGAAATGTTGTCTCGGACGGCTTCGGTCAGTTCGCTGGCAAGATTACTGTCAATGGTACCGGCTCCTTTATTGATGTTGATGGTGATACATTGGCCCCCGACGATGCGATTTACTTCCGTGAAGATTCCGGGGCAGGATGGATGAAGAAGGTCACTCTGGTCAACTTCGGGGATTATTTTGCTGGTAACGGCCTCACCCACGACCCGTCCACTGGTGTGATTAGCACCACGGATTATGCTGCGCCTAACGCAATTGGCAATGCTGACGCTACGCTGGAACCCGGTGTGAACTGGGGCGATACCACCCTCGGTGCTGTCCGTGATTGGACTCTGCCGCTTTCGGCCGACACTGATGTTGGGGATCGAGTGGTTGTGAAGGCTCCCGTAGTGGGCGCCCATCATATCCGAATTCTCCCGCAAGCTGGTCAGCAAATTGATGGAGGCACCGCCGCCCTCAATCTTGAGGCCGATTATGCTGCTGTTGAGTTGCTTTATGTTGCTGCTGATAACTGGAGAGTCGTCTAAGAAGAAAGTCTCTTCGGAGACATCACCTTAGAAGTGATAAATATTAAGGGTGGGTATCTTTCGGGGTGCCCACCCTTTTTGTATTCCAGTTTCTATTTAGTGTGAGATGGCTTATAAATATTCCAAAGGCAAAACATTCCAGGGCGACATCTATAATGAAGATGACACCCAGAGAAACACCTATATAGATTTCGGCGACGACGATTATATTGGACTTGTTGCCAGTGGCAGCAGCGTATTAGTTGTTAGTGGATCCAAAGTTGGCATCGGCACAACATCCCCCGACTACACTCTTCACGTAGCCGGAAACGTGGGACTTGACGAGTACATTTACCACAATGGAGATGGTGACACATGGATGAGGCTTGTTAATAATGGAATGACTTTTAAGGCCGGTGGCTTATCCTTCATCAATTTAGATAAAAAAGGCTCCGCCCCACATGAGCTTACTTTTAACGATGGTTCGAACAATATTGACTTTATTGTCAAGGGTAATGGATCTAGGGGAGGAAACCCCGGAATGAAGTTTGATGCTTCTACAAACAAGGTGGGGATCAACGGCGTAGGTACTCCCGAAGAATCACTACATGTGGATGGCAACATCAAACTCTTTGGAGATGATGTTAGAATCAAGATCGACGGAGACACCGATAGTCATCCCGGCTTGGAGCTTTACGAGAATGGCACCCGAAAGTGGATTGTTTACAACAACTATACCAATGATAATCTTACCTTCAAAACTGACAGCAGCATTAGGATGTCCATACAACAGGATGGGAATGTGGGCATCGGCACCCAAAGTCCTGCCTCTACTCTAGAAGTTAATGGATCTTTCTCTAAAGATATTATTACTATCACGGGAACGAGCAACAATGTAGACGCCACCCAGTCGACGGTTCTTATGAACGCAGCCTCGGGACACTGCAGTGCTCAGTTACCTGCTGTGGCCGGGACTTCAGGGCGTATTTATACATTTAAACGTATAGACAGCGACGAAAGTAATGGATGTAAGATTCAAACCAATGGCAGCGAAACTATCGATGGAAATTCGGCAGACTACGAGTTGGACACCCAGTATAACGTTCTTACTATTCAAAGTAATGGCTCCGCATG